GAGGCGTACAGCGTGCTGGGCGACCTGATGGCTGTCCTGGAGCCTGGCAGCCTCGAAAACGCACCAGCGGGCTTCCCTGCCCGTTTTTGCCCCACCGCCTCCTGGACCACCAAGGCCGGCGAGCGCGTGCGCGTGGCGCTCGACCCGCCGCGCGAGGTTGCCGCGGTGCGGACGCTGCGCACCTGTGCACTGGTGACCATGCACGCCTCGATGGGCACGCGACCCGATTGGCGCGAGGAGCATCCGCAGCCGCTGCCGGTGCCGGCGGTGCGCGGACCCAACCCCATGGTTATGGGCAAATGCTTGCGCAAGGGCATCTACACCGAGGGGTCATACTGCCCCTTGCGGTGGTGGCCATCGCCGACCGCAGTGGCTGCGGCGCGTGCCGACTACCTGGTGTGGTGGCGGGGGCTACGAGAATTGACAAAGATCAATTTCGTGGCGCATCGGGCGCTCGCCCCGGCGGTGCCGGAGATGCCTTGGTTGGCTTGACAGGATCCAGCAAATCATTGACAACCCTGGGCTGCTCCGAGCTGCGGGTGTCGGTCGGACCAGCCCTCCAACCCTCCCAAACGTACGCGACCACACATCGTCGCAGCGTGGTCGCGTGCCTTGCCGGGCTCGGAACAGGGGGTGGGAGCCACGGGTTGGCCGGCTCCCACTCCTTAATTCCTCCTCCAGGGATCATCCTCCCAAGGCTGCCGCGGCTTGAGCAGCAGGTAGAGCACCGTGCCGGCGATGAAGATCCCGGCGACGCCGATTGGGCCGGCGAAGGCGAAGCCGATTGCGGCCATGAAGATGCCGGCGAAGGCGGCGGCGCAGCAGCTGCCGATGTCGTTCATCACTTGCTCCTCCGTTGCTTGCGTATCAGTCGGTCGAGCTGCTTGAGCTGCCACGCGAACTCGATCTGGAACATCCATTTGCCCTTGGGGTTGCGTCCAAACAGGATGCACTCGGCGTCGGAGGCATCGAGCGCCTTGCGCAAGGCGTGGGCAGCGTCCTCGACGGCCTGGGTCTGCTTTTCGATCTTGTTGCTCAAACCCATGCTCATGCGCATCACATCGCTCGCTTGGACTTCGGTTTTGGCTTGAGCCCGCGGCCGGCCATGGCCTTGCGGTACCGTAGATCGTGGGCGTCCTCGATGCGGATCGGGCCGTCGCGTCGCTCGGGATGGGCGCTCTCGATGCGGCCGATGCCGATCGCGCCCTGGTGCAGCAGGCGGAGCAGGATCACTACCGGCCCATCGGTGATGCCTTCGCGGCTCCACCGCCGGCTGGTGCCGTCGGCTACTCCGAGCAGCCTGGCCAGGCCGACCTGGGTGATACCCAGATCGGCCAGCATGGTCTCGAATTGCTCGGCGGTGATCATGCTGCGGCCTCCTGCGCCGGCTTCCAGCTGGCGAGCCGCTGCTCGAACTCGGCGAGATCGCGGCGGGCGTTCTTGATGCTCGCCATTAACTCGTTGCGGTGATCCCGGTAGAGCCTCATGTAGGTCTGCTGCATGCTGTAGCGGCCGTGCTGCTCGTACCACTGGTCGACGTCGCGCTCGGCAAAATCCTCGGGCCGCGCGACGGTGCCCTTGTTGCCGTGCTTCCAGCGGAAGTTGCGGTCGATCTCATATTCCAGCGTTGCCGGCGGGTTGGCCAGGAAGTCGGCCAGGTGGGTCTCGTTGCGGCCGATGAAGTCCTTGAGGTGCTCGATCACGACCGGCAGCGCATCGCAGGCGACCTCGATCGGGCGGTACTTGGCGCCCATGCAGCTCGCGGTCTGAGCGCCGTGCCAGTGCCGCGGCCGCTGGAAGCCGTGATGGGCGATGATGGCGTCGCAAATGTCGCCGCTGGTGTCCTGCTTGGCATAGCCGCGCACGGTCTTGATGGCGCGCATGCAGATTTGGCAGTGGGTGATCATTCGGTTGCCCTCCATGAGCCACATCAAATAGGTCGAAACGTCCTATCGGTCAAGGAGGCTGGCCATGGCGCTGCAGGACATGCAAGGCAAGCCCGATGCCTCCGCCGAAATCATCCTCGCTCGCCTGGCGCTCATCGAGCGGCGCCTCACCAGCATCGAGCGCCTGCTCACCGGCATCAGCCACTGGGTATTGCGCCCCACCGGCATCCGCTCGATCCGCTCCATCGGCCACGTCGACGAGGATGGCGTCGTCCACTGGGACGCCCCGCAATGACGGGCCCGCTGGAAGAGGGCTTCAAGGCCGCCGGCAATGTCACCGAGGCGCTCAAGTCGAGCCCGATCCTGCTCGCCCTCGTCCTGCTCAACGCCGCCATCGTCGGCTTCCTGTTCTGGTCCGAATACCAGGCCAGCAACCGCGCCTCCGAAACCCGCGAGCTGTTCAAGGCCATGTTCAATCAATGCCTGCAACGCGGTAGCCAGCTAACAGCACCAATACAGCAGCCGCGTTGACCCACATCAGCACACTGGCTAATCATCGGGCACAGCTGCAGCCAGGATCAGCCAACGCATGTCCATCGGACCCAAACGCGGACCAGGCAGACCATTCCGCAAGGGTCAGTCCGGCAATCCAGGTGGCAGACCCAAGCGCATCTGGCGCGGCATGGACGTCACCCAAGTTGCCCGCGATGCATCCCCAGATGCCATGCGTACCCTCATCGCCATATTCCGAGATCCCACAGTAACTCCAGGGGTTAGAGCCACTTGCGCCGAGAAGGTCATCGAACGCGCCTACGGCAAAGCTCCCCAGATCAGCGCCCATATCCACGCCAGAGCAAAGCCCCAAGACCTAAGCGATGATCAACTACTCAGGATCATAGCAGGGGAACCACTAACATCTGTCCTCGCAGAACCAGATGTCATCGAACACGAACCACTTCTCGCTGCTCCGCAGCCTGCTCACCAACCAGAAACCCAGCTTTCATCGGATGATCCGACGCAAGAGCGTGGTATCAGCGTCGATGCGCTGATTGGACCTGATGGACCGATCGAGCCGACCGACACTGACGGGTCGAGCTGACCTACCGATCGTATGGGTTGGGATGTGGGTAGGCTTGAGCCAAAGCCAGATCATTCAATGATATCAACGATGTGGCGCGGATGAGACCTCCGCACAATGAGGGGGGTGGCCTCGGTTGCCTCGACCCCCCCCTCCGGGGGGTAGCATTCGGACGAGGCTCATCGGCTGTCAAAGTCTTGGGGCCCCACATACGAACGGCGCGCCTCTGCAATCGTTACAATCGTTACGGGCCATCGTCGCATAGCGTTACGAAACGTAACTGATTTCGTTACGTAGCGTTACGATTATCGTTACAGCTTGGGATATCGTTACGATGGGTCGGAAACGTTTGTATGGAACGACTGCGGAGCGTGTTGCGGCATGGCGAGCTGGGCGGAAGGGTGCTGCGAGTGTGAAGGTTGCTGTGGAGCCTAATCCGTACCGGGCTGAGGTTGAGATGTTACGGGCTCGGGTTGCGGAGCTGGAGGCGCAGCTGAGAGAGCGGGAGGCGGCACCGCGGCCGCTGATTGGACCGAACACGAGCGCGATCGCGAGTTTGGCTGGCGATCGGTGTCCTGGGTGTGGTGGGTTGTGGAGCCTGATCGGGCGGACGCATCGGTGTGGTGGGAGAGGGATTGTCGGGCGTGAGGCCTGACGATGCGCGGGCCGGTGCTGGTGCCAGCCCTCAACTGACCGGTGCCGGCCTGGCGCGAAGGGTTTTTGTGCAATGGATGAGTTGACGAAGGAGCGCTGTGCGGAGGTTGTGCGGCAGCGAAGGATGTTGCGTGCGGATTTGGTTGGGTGGTGTCGGCATTGCGGCTTTGAGCCGGCGCGGCACCATCGGTTTTTGTTGGGCAAGCTGGAGGAGCTGGCGAGGGGGAAGGGTGGGCGGTTGGCGATCTTCATGCCGCCTGGCTCGGCGAAGAGCACCTACGGCTCGATCCTGTTCCTGCCCTGGTATTTTGCGCTCTATCCCAAGCACCAGGTGATCACCGCGAGCCACACGGCGGAGCTGGCGGAGAAATGGGGCAGGAGAGTACGCAATTTGATTGCCGAGCATCATCGCGTGCTCGACTACAACCTTTCCGGCACCAACCAGGCGGCGGGGAGGTGGGAGACCAATCAGGGCGGCGAGTATTTTGCGGCTGGGGTCGGTGGTGCCATTGCCGGCTGGAGAGGCGATCTCGTGGTGATCGACGATCCGGTGCGAAGCCGGGAGGATGCGCAGTCGAAGCAGCTGCGCGACAAGACCTGGAACTGGTATCGCACCGACGTCTATCCGCGGTTGAAGCCGGGCGGGCGCATTGCGCTGATCCAGACGAGGTGGCACGAGGACGATCTGGCGGGACGAGTGCTCGCCGATCGCGAGTTCGGCGGCGACCAGTGGGAAGTGATCTCATTGCCTGCGCTCGCCGAGAAGGACGATGCGCTCGGCAGAAAGCCCGGCGAGGCGCTCTGGCCGGAATGGGAGCCATTGCACGAGCTGGAAAGAAAACGCAAGGCCATGACGGCCTCGGATTGGAATGCGCTGTTCATGCAGCGGCCGGCGCCGGAGGAGGGCGGCTACTTTCAGGCGCATTGGTTGAAACCTTATGACGTGCTGCCGAAGAAAGACACCCTGCGCGTCTACGGGGCTTCCGACTATGCGGTGACCGGCGACGGCGGCGACTACACCGTGCACATCGTCGTCGGCCTCGATCCCGACGGCAAGATGTATCTGCTCGACGTCTGGCGGCAGCAGGCGACGCCGGATCGCTGGGTCGAGGCGTTCTGTGATCTGGTCAAGCTGTGGAAGCCGATGGCGTGGGCGGAGGAGCAAGGCCACATCAGGAGCGGCATCGGCCCGTTCCTGGAGCGACGGCAGCGCGAGCGGCAAGCCCACGTCGCGCGGCAACAGTTCCCGACGCGCGGCGACAAGGAAATCCGCTGCCAAGCCATCCGCGGCCGCATCGCCATGGATGGATTGTACGTGCCCGAGCGCGCGCAATGGTACCCGGCACTCCTGCACGAACTGATGACGTTCCCGGACGGCAAGCACGACGACCAGGTCGATGCATTGGGCCTGGTCGGGCAACTGCTCGACCAGATGCTCGCCGGCTCACGCCCGGTGGTCGCCGAGCGCAAGCGCGACACCGGCTATCGCGTCGTGCGCGCCAGGACGCCGCAAGCCGGCGACTGGGTTTCGTATTAGGTATCAACCAAAGGTATCTCTGAGATACCTATTAGGTAATACCTATTAAACCAAAGTATCAATCCATGAGGTATCTGGTATGGCAGTCAACGGCTCGCCAGCATCGGCGTCGGGCTATGGCGCCGACGTCGTCAGCTCGACCGGCGGCACCTTCGCCGCCGATGTCGCTGGCCACCCCCCCGCCATCGA